TTTACAAGACTATTACATGCAAGGATGTTTTTACTTTACATCGTTCTATGAGTTGACTGGTATGTTACCAAAACAGATATTAGTATTAATTTCTGTTCAAGACGGTTCTGTACAAGAGTGTTTTGTTAAGGGCAAAGATATTATTAATTGGACTGAACAGTTAAAAGAAAGGATAAAGCAGTATGAATCTTCTCAAACCATCTGATATTGCTAACGCTGCTACTGATATTGCTACTTTTATAGAAACAAGTGAATTAGCAGATAAAGATAAACAAAAAATTTTAGAAATGGTACGCGATTACTACCAAGATAAAAACGAACATATTATAGATCAATACTTAACTACGTTAGCAACAAGAACACTAGATAAGCATTTTCCACAAACGGGGTTTGAACAATAATGTTTAATACTGATAGTGAAATTTCAAAAAGAATAAAAAATCTTTCTAATGAAATTGAAAGTCTTAAGAAACATTCTCCAGAATTAAATTATATTGAGTGTACTGTAGAAATTTGTGAAAAATTTAATATTGAGTTTGAATCTGTAAAGAAAGCTCTTCCAAAAGTGATTAAAGAAAAAATTGAATTAGATGCGATGGAACTTAATATGCTTAAATATAAAAATCCTAGGGTAGCATGACAAAAGAAGGGTATGAAGTTTATATTATGTACTTAGCTTTGCAAAGGCATTTTAGTACTAATTACGATTATTTCTTATATAATGGAAAAGTTAAAGCTTCAAAAGATGCTTATTCCTCTCGATCAGATATGTTTAGCTTTGAAAAACTTACTAAAATAATTCGTAAAGAAGATAGAGAAGATTTTTTTGTAGCTCATTTTTTAGATAACTCTAAAGAATGGATTAGAAATATGTCTAAATCTAAAATGGAAGAATATAGAGCTAAATATAGAATGTTTCCTGTTAATTTTAAAGAAAATTTACAATATATTAAAATTAACAATCCAGCAGTTATGATTTCAAGTCAACCTGATAAGATACCTCTTATTCACAAAAGCTGTATTAACGGATCAATTTCTTTAGAGACGATATGTGTTTTAGATGATATTTTCCCATACATACAAAAACATGAGCAAACGGTTACAGTACCTTTTGTATGGCCTGAATATATTAATAAAGTTAAAAAGTATAAACCTTTTGTTAAGAAAAAACTTCAAAATAACTTTATAAATATTATAGACATTGCGCGCAATGTCTTACTTTAACGAAACGACGAAACATCGAAACAGGAGAATAGAATATGTCATTTCAAGATTATCTAAAAAACCGTCAAGACGCATTTGCTACTATGACGGATACTCTCAAAAAAGAAGTTAATACTGAAAACCGTCCGGGTGATGATGATCGTATCTGGAAACCTAAAATGGGTAAAGATAACACGGGTTATGCTGTAGTTCGTTTTTTACCAGGTCAAGATATTAATAAAACACCGTGGGTGCGTGTATACTCTCATGGTTTTCAAGGACCAACAGGTAAGTGGTACATTGAAAAATCACTTACTACTATTGGTCAACAAGACCCTGTATCTGAGTATAACTCTAAACTGTGGAATTCAGGTATTGAATCAAATAAAGATGTAGCACGTAAACAAAAACGTCGTACTTCTTATTACACTAATGTAATGGTTCTAAAAGATCCTGCTAATCCTTCTAATGAAGGTAAAGTAATGATTTACCAGTTTGGGCAAAAAATCTTTGATAAGATTATGGCTTCTATGCAACCTGAGTTTGCAGATGAGGAAGCTGTAAACCCATTTGACTTAATTGAAGGCGCTAACTTTCGTATTAAGATTAAAATTGTATCAGGTTATTGGAACTATGATTCATCAGAGTTTGAAAAAGCTTCACCTTTATCTGAAGATGAAAGCAAACTTGAATCAGTTTTTGATGCACAGCATGACGTACATGAATTTGTAGATCCATCTACATTTAAATCTTATGATGAACTAAATGCTAAGTTAATGTCAACAATTGGTGCAGGTGTAGAAGAGCAGGATCAACCTCGTCAAGTATCTGTACCTACTGCTGAAACAACTGATACTCAAGAAGAGTTTAGTGCAGTATTTGATAAACCTTCTACAAGTTCGTCAACAGATGATGATGATCTAGAAGATTACTTTAAGTCGCTAGCGGCTGACTAATATGCCATTGTAGCGTTAGAAAAAGGAGGTTTAAGCCTCCTTTTTTTATCCTTCAAATTCTTCGGTTGGTGGAGTAAAGTTAGAAGTGTATTTTGCATATTGTGATATTTTTAAATCTTGAATGTACCCGTGCCAACTATCTGTATATGCACCAACTCCAGGGTTATATGAACCAATATTCATAGGATGCTGAGTACCAAAATTACTTAAGCCTGAATAATTAGTATTAGTTAGTCTTTCAATACCATCAAGATACATTTTTATTGTATTCCCATTTCTAACAAAAGCAATATGATACCATGTAGAATGATCAACTAATTGTGCACTATACGCACCTCCCGCTGAACCGGTAAAACCAATTTTTGCAGGATAGTCATTGTTGACTCTAAGAGGACTCCAAGCATCACCATCCCAACTAGTAGAAAAAGCTATAATAGTTTTGTTCATGTATTGATAAGGTGCAGAAGCAAGCTCCCAATAAAACCAAGCTTCTACAGTAAAATCGCTTTGTGGATCAAAATTATAATCGCCTGAGGGTACAGACAAAGCGCCAGCATGAGTACCACAATATAGAGAAGAAGAAGTGGTAAATTTTCTTTGAGTATTTGATGCGGTAGGAGTACCAATTAAATTAAATCTTTTACTAACACCCGATGCATCCCAAAAGAAATTATTATTTTTGCAAGTGAGTAATTGTGTATTTGTAATTGCAGTTAATGGTGCAGTCGGTGGAGTAAAGTCAGCTGTATAAACTGCAGTACCTTTTACTACACGCAAATCAGAAACGTATCCTCTAAATCCACTGGCTCCATCTTTATCAAAAAATTGTGATTCACTACGTTTCATATCATATGTTTGTGAAGCACTAATAGCGTGATTTGCTCCAGATTTACCATTAACAAAAATTCTAAGATTATTGCCACTACGAGACCAAACTATATGATTCCAAGTCTCATATTGAAACGTTTCAGTTGATGCGATGGAAGTCGCTGAAGTTGCCCATGAACCATTATTACCATTTATTTGAGGTGTGGTTTGTGCTCCACTCGTACCTATATAAAGTTCATATGTCCCTGGTGTAGATGAATATGCGTTTTCATAACCGTATAAAAGAACCTGTGTAGCAGCTTGATTATAAGGATAGAACCAACCTTCTATAGTCCATTCACCTGTACCAAATTGAGTCGCTGCTGCACTTGCAATTTCAATTCCATCACTGGTGCCGTCACAGTATAAGGATCCGTTGTGATCTGCTTTTGTATAAGGGCTATAATCGTATGGACCAAATATTTTAGTTACCGGATTACCAATAACAGTAATTGTGTTACCATTAGTAGATCCATCTGCAATATATGGTGCATGACAGGCAAGTAATGAAGTATTTGCAATTGCTGTAAGTCGTTCTGTTGGTGGAGTAAAGTTAGAGGCATATACTCCAGTTCCCTTTACCAATCTAAAATCACGAATATAACCATGCATGACGCCATTTGATGGCAATGCATTATCAGAACCAATATAAAAAGGTGCGGTAACACCATAATTATTAGTATCAGAAGATATCGTAGAACCCGTCTGAGTTCCATCAATAAACATTTTTGTAGAACCACTAGCACGAGAGACTGCAACGTGATGCCATTCGCCTACAGAAGGAAGAGATGATGCAGTTATAACATCTGCTATACCTCCTCTTCTAAAAACAAATACATTAGAGTATCTGCCTAACCACATTCCCCCTGTATTACCAGATGCATATTGAGAACAAATATTATATGATCCATCATCAGCAGTGAGATAAAACCACGCTTCAACTGTAAAATCACCAGTTCCTACATTTAAAGAGATATTGTCTGTGACAGTTAAATGATCATTAGTTCCATCAAAATATGTACTATAACCACCAGGATGATATGGCGAAAATGCAGTAGATGTTACATCACCGTTCTCTGTAATAGTATGATTATTGGTTGAAGCGTCCGCCTGATTGTCTGTTTCGGCAGTATCCGCTTTTAATAATATGGTAGTTTCAGCTGAATTTGCTACAATTGTTATAAATGTCAAGCTAAATGTACTTAATGTAGAAACTAAATTAATACCATCACTAGCTCTAAATGTAATAGTGCCTGTACCAGATATAGCTGTTCCGTTTTCACTATCAGTGGGTGTAATAGTAAATGTTCTTCCGTTATCACTATCTTTAGTAATTGTTGCTATATTATCAAAGTCTGAATCAGTAGTAGCAGTGTAAACAACATTAATACCTTCACTGTCAACAGCTAAAATAGTAATTGTAGTTGAAGTACCGTCAGTATTTAAATTATAACTTGAGCTAGCTTCAGTAGACCAATACGGTGTAGAGTTTATTAACGCAATATTGTACCAACCACCATTAGAATAAATGTATAATCTGTTTGTAGAGGTTACCAGTGCTTGATCCCCGTTATCTGCTGATGCTGGTAAAGTATCTGCAGAAGAATATGTAGCGGTGCCTACATCTGCGGTGACACCTAACTGTGCTGATGTTACAATTGCATCAGAGTCATACAAACTTTCTTTAATAATACCGTTAGGTTTAAACAGTTTAGCTATTTGTCTACTTTTAGTTATTGGCATATTATTTTATTTCCTTATTAACCTGCTTCATAGATGTATGCTGCGCCGCCAGCAGACTGTCCACTGATATCGGTTTGATACGCGCCACTTGTTATAAATTTCCCATCGTTACTAATTGATATACTATGGAAATACCCAAAAAATTGAGTGTCTGTGTAAGTGGTTGATGCTAATTTTCTTATTTGAGTCCAAGTTGATCCATCTCTTTTAAAAATATAAGCTGCACCTGCACTAGTATACGGGTCACCAGTACCACC